CAGCACTCTCTGGACTTACAAAGGCTGCTGGTGTCTATACCAAACAAGGCAAGAGCATGAAGCAAGGCTTGAAAGAAACCATTGAAGCCATCAAGAACAGCAAGTCAGAGACCGAAGCAATGGGTATTGCTATGGAGATCTTTGGTGCTAAAAAAGCCCCTCAGATGATTGATGCAATCAAACGTGGGAAATTCAACATGGAAGATTTAGGTTACACTTCACAAGTGTCAGCCGGTCTGGTTTCACAAACTTATGAAAGCACTCTGGATCCTATTGACAAATTCACCACAGCCCAAAATGGTTTGAAAATCGTTATGGCTGAAGTTGGTGGATCTATTGCTGAAACATTCGCTCCAGTGCTTGATGTACTTGTAGGCCTTTTTAAAAGTGTCGCAGAATGGGTAAATAAATTACCTGGGCCAATTAAAGAACTTGTAGTTGTATTTGGAAGTATTGTGACAGTAGCTGGGGTATTGTCCCCAATATTCCTCGCATTACAAGCGGCCGCAATGGCAGCTGAAACCACTATAGGCGGACTGATAGCTGCTGCATTGCCAATAATTGGAACAGTCATAGCAGTAGCTGCTGCAATTGCTGGAATTATAGTAGTTATTAAGTATTTATGGGAAACCAACGAGGGATTCAGGACCGCTGTTGAGACAGTCTGGAACGCTATCATGTCAGTCATCAACACTGTTGTCAAAGCTATTTCTGACTTTGTGATGCAAATTTGGGGAACCCTAACAACTTGGTGGAATGACAATCAACAATTGATCAGACAAACAGCAGAAACAGTCTGGAACGCTATTTCAGCAGTAGTGACAACAGTCATGAATGTTCTTGGTCCATTCATTGAAACGGCATGGAATAACATTTCAACGGTTATTTCAACAGTTTGGGATACCATCAAAACCGTAGTGGAAACAGCCATCAATGTGGTATTAGGCATCATTAAGACTGTGATGCAGATCATCAATGGTGACTGGTCTGGGGCTTGGGAATCCATCAAAGGAATTGCTGAAAGTATCTGGAATGGTATCAAGAGCATTGCTGAATCTGTATTCAATGCGATGGCTCAGATTCTATCTAACATCTGGAATACTATTTCAAGCACTGCATCAAGCATTTGGAATGGTATCAGTTCAACCCTATCAGGGATCTGGAATGGAATTTCAAGCACGGTATCAAGTGTATTCAATGGAATTTCAAGCACGATTTCAGGCATCTGGAACGGTATCAGCTCAACTGCTTCAGGCATCTGGAATGGAATCAAAGATACAATTGGCGGTGCTATCAACGGGGCAAAAGATCTAGTAGGAAAAGCCATTGATGGAATTAAAGGCTTCTTCAATTTCCAATTCAAGTGGCCACACATCCCACTACCTCACTTCAAGGCCAGTGGATCACTGAACCCAATGGACTGGCTGAAAGGTAAAGGGATCCCAAGTATCGGAATTGAATGGTATGCCAAAGGTGGGATCTTAACCAAGCCCACAGCATTTGGAATGAATGGAAATAGCCTGATGGTTGGTGGGGAAGCTGGAAAAGAAGCAGTTCTGCCACTGAATGAACGTAACTTGAGCGCTATTGGTCGGGGCATCGCCCAAACAATGGACCCACAAGGAACCGTGATCAACATCAACATCTCTGACAACATCATCAGAGAAGAAGCAGATATTGAGAAAATCGCTAATAAGGTATCTCAGAAGATAGCTACTGAATTGAGAAGACAGAAAGAATTGAGAGGAGCGCCTGCATGGTAAAGTACAATGAATTGATTATTGATGGAGTTGGAACTTCATCATTTCCATTTGATGTGATTGTGCTGGAAGGTCCTACAATTCAAGTCGGTCTCTCAAAGGATAAGCTGTTGAGCCATGATGGAGTTAGTGGATATATCGTTCAGTCGAATCCTCACAGAGAAGCGATTGAAAAGAAATACACTCTTCAACTCATCAACCCAACAGAATTGCAAGTCCTCGAATTCGTCCAATTCCTTTCCAAAAGGAATTTCTGGCTTGAGAATCAACAGAACAAGCTCACAAGATGGTTCTGTTATCAGACAAAGGTGTCTGACACTCAGAGAGATAAAACTAAAATGTATTCTGTGGAAGTGACATTTGTTTGTCACCCCACAAAATACATGAAGAACAACGATGTTCAAACTCTTACCTCAAATGGTGTTCTCAGGTTGCAAGGTAGTTCATTGGCCTTCCCTAAAATCACAATTAGAGGGACCAGCTCATCTGAGACTAGCTTCACGATTGGGAAACAAACCATCAAGCTTGAACAGCTATCTGATAGCGCTGTGATGGTGAATGATCCACAGAATCCAAGCTTCTTGGATAAGAAAGGGAATCTGGTGAAGTGGTCAGGAGACTTCATCACAATTGACGCTAACCAAGCTCAGAAGACGGTAGGTGTGGTTTTGGGACCAGGTATTCAATCGCTTGTCTTTGAAACAAATTGGGGGTGGTTATAATTCTATATCTATTAGACAGAAATGTTCAAACAGTGAAATGGAATGGCCAGCCACTCCATGAAGCAACCAAAGCAGAAGTTGAAGAAGTAATCAATGTGAGCTACACACTCAAGGTTGACTATCCAATCACAGTCACTGAAATTTATAAGAAATTTCAGGAAGACATGCTCATCATTGCTCCCACTCCTGTCACTGGCCGGCAACTGTTCCGGATCAAGGAAATCAGCGGGCAAGATGACACAGTAAGCCTGACTTGTCAGCATATTACAGAAGACATCTTCAAGCGCTCTGTTCGCCCTATCAAGGTTTCAAACTCAACCTGTCAAATTGCCTTGAATGCTATGATTTCAGCAGTTAAGACACCACTTGGGAAGTTCTCCTTCACAAGTAACATCATGGACAATAGAACTTTCAACACTACAGAAGATGAAACGCTCTATAAGATCCTGATGGATGGAAAACATTCCATCGTGGGCGCTTGGGAAGGTGAGATGATTCGTGACAACTTCCTGATTGACATTCCAAAGAGTCGGGGCATTGATCGTGGTGTAGTTATAACTACACATCAAAACTTGAAGCAGTACGAACGGAACAAGAGCAGTTCCAGCATTATCACAAGACTACATCTTAAATCAACATTCAAACCAGAAGGAGCAGAAGAAGACACAGTTCTGAAAGTTACTGTGGACAGCCCCCTCATTGGCAATTACCCTTATATCAATGAAGCTGAGTATGAGAACAATGATCTTACTACAGAGGAAGAATTGAGAAAATGGGGTGAAGCCAAATTCAAGAATGGAGACATTGACAAGCCCACTGATCAGATCAAGATCGAAGCTTATGAGCTAGATGGTCAAATTGTACATCTTGGAGATACAGCATCCCTCATGAGCTTGAAACATGATGTCATGTTGAAGAAGAAAGCTGTGGGCTATGTCTTTGATGCTCTGTCAGAAGAGTATATCTCTCTGACATTTGATGACAAGGCTGGTCACGGTGGAGGCATGTCAGGCTCAAATGGGATTTCTGATGTAGCATCTGAGATCCTTGATACAGTCCAAAAGACTCAAGAGGATGATGAATACTACAAGAAATTGAAAGTACTGGTTGATAATGCTAATAGGGCTTTTGAAGACAAAGCAGGAGCTTTGAAGAAAGAAATCACAGATGGCATTGAGGAAGCCAAGGCTCAGGCTGAAGTGGTCAAAGAGGAAATCTCAGCTCAAGTCACTGAGAAGATCAAAGCAGCAAACCAAGCAAACAAGAATGAAATTGTGGAAGAGTTTAAAGCTCAATACAATGGCATTGAAGTGAAGATGGAAGGTTTGCAAGCTACTACTGACAAATTAAAGACCAGTGATGCTGATATCCAGAAGTTGATCAATGACTTCAAGACTCAAACACAAAGCCAATTTGTTGGGATCCAAGGCGCACAGTCCAGATTTGAGCAGACTACAGAGAAAGCCATTTCTGACCTAACCAATGTAACCAATGGCAAAGCTGATCGGTCATTTGTTGAACAGACGGTAAATGGCATCAAAGAAGAATTCACCACAATTGGAGTCGGTGGTGGCCCTAACATGCTCCGAAATTCCAGAGCAGATGAGGGCTTGAAATATTGGACTGAAGCTAATAACAGATTAGTATTCGCAGCGCATCAATTCTACTTCAATGGACAAAAAAGAATGTTTGAGTTGCGTCCTGGTGCAGTCGTTAAAAGTCCACGCTTTATTGTTAAGCAAAACGCAGACTATACATTGAATTTTTTAGGATTTGACAACAATTCAAAAATATTCAAAGTTTACTTCTGTAAGCGAAGAAAAGGTTCAATCTCTGACTTTGAAGAAAAACAGCTAATCTACGATGGGAAACCAAGGTGGACAGATGGGCCTATTTTAGATAGTGTTAGAGCAATCAAGAAATCATTCCAATTTAATGTTGGAAATTTTGATGATGGCTATCTTCAATTTGAGTACGAATGCAACAACCCAAACAAATGGGGCGGTCTGTTTTTGACAGAACTTGACTTCTACGAGGGTACAAATGACCGCAAATGGCAACCTGCCCCAGAAGATCAAAATTATCTGGTGGAGCAAGCGCAAGCAACATTTGAGCATACCATCCAAGGCCTATCTACTCAATTAACGAAATTAGAGACTAAGACTGGTCCAACCGGTGAACTTGAACAGCGCATGCTGACCTACTCCGAGAAAGCTGCTGTGGATGCTGTTAAAGCAACCAGACAGATTCTAGAACAAGGTTATGTTGCTAAATCTCAATACACCGAAGATGTAGCTGGAATCACAAGAAGATTTGATGAAATTGTGCAAGCAGGAGAGAACCTGCTAAAAAACAGCGGTAATCCTCAAAATGTGGAGGGGTGGGGGTATTATAATCCCGGATTGAGTCCAATAGTAACGGTCTCAACTAATCCAATCTACTACAATGAGTCCAGAAAACTCTTTAAGATTGAAAATGCAAGTGACACTACTAAAGCAGCAGCATCACAGCGTTTTAACATCAAAAGAAATACAACATACACGATTTCATTTGATGCAATTGGATCAGAAAATCTTAAAAACGCCACATTCTACTTCTTAGCAAGGAAAAAAGGCGAGACAGGAACTTTTACAAAAGTATTCAGGCTTGCTGACAAGATTGCTATCCCACAAGATAGAATCACACGCTACTATTTCACAGTCAATTCTGAGGAATATGATGAAGCATTTTTGCGATTTGACAACACTGGATCGTCAAATGGCCAGACCGCAAGTCTCTATTTTGGGGACATTGATGTGTATGAAGGATCTATTAAGAGAGCCTACCAACCGCCAACAGACGATGGCTCTTCTGTGATTGAAGCAAAACTTGCTGAGTTTAAACAAGGTATTGACGGGCAAATCTCAACATTCTCCACAGAATTTGGGATGAGGTTATCCAGTCAAAATTCTGTACTCAATGACAAGTTAGACGATTTCAAGGATAGTATCAACGGGCGATTTGCAAATTACAAACAATCAATTGATGGGCAAATATCAACAATCATCAGTCAGTTTGATGGAGTTTTAAAGAAAACAGACATCAACATCACTGATGGTCAAATCTCATTCGGTACAGGTAAGACCATCAATGGAAGGACTATCAGCTCATTGCTGGTACAGGAACCAGAAGCTATTGCATTGATAGCTAAAATGATCAAGGTGAAGGGTGACATGGTAGTTGATGGATCTATCACAAGCCGGCATCTTGCTTCTCAAAGCGTCCGAACCGGCCACATGGAAGCTGGATCAGTAACAACTCAGATTTTGGCTAGTAATGCAGTCACAGCAGATAAGATTTTGGTGGATTCTGCCATGATCAACAAGCTTGTATCAAATCAAGCCTTCATCAGAGAACTGGCTTCACAGAGAGCATTCATCACTCAATTGACATCTGTGGGCATTTCCGCAAATGACATTCGTGGAGGAAGACTGACTGCAAATTCTGGTGTATCTAGTTTTGATCTAGACAATGGAAGATTGTCATTCTACGATAATTTCACAGGAGTTTTTCGAGATCAAACAAATGCTTCCAGTCAAGGGCTTTTCTTCCGAAATGACGATGTGACGATAAATGGAAGACGCTACATCAATTCAAAAGCCATTATTGGTGCTGACCGTCGGGATAATGACATCAGAAGTCACTGGGATCAAGGTGGATTCAATGGAATGATTGTTGATACCATTAAGGGTGTAGGTACAGGGGATCATGACAATGCAGATAAGGTCACGTTTGTAGGCGATAGATTCAACTTCACTCACTCTTATAATTACGACCAAGCCACTGGAAGCAGTCCTTATGGTTGGAGAATAACAACTTGGGGAGGAACAACAATTGCTCCATACGGAACCAATGGAAGGAACACCAACATACAAGCTGGTGACTTTCTACTTATTAACAATGGAAGCAACGGCGTGTGGCTCAGACAAGCTTTGAGAACTCTCAGGACAGCATTGCAGCACTTTGTCAACGCTGGCTTTGCAACTGATGACTTCACCCCTCAAAATGGGAAGCCTATGAGAACAGCTCTTCATAGTTCCATTAGAAACGCAGTAGCTAATTCATTAAGAGATTTTGATAAATTCGGAATCTAGAAAGGTAACAAAATGAAAGAAAACACTTATGTATCAATCATCACAGATCTAGCTAATCAATTGGCTAGTAAATCAATCAATGAAGCTGAGTTCAAAGCACGATTGACCGAATCACAACAGGAGAAACAACAGCTCCTCAAAGAACTAGAAATCTATCGTTCTGTCCTTGAATCTGACAAAGATTTGAAGGACCTATTTGAAGAAGTTAAAAATAAGAATGAGGTAAATGCTTAATGAATTATAAAGTACAGTTCAAAGCTTATGATCCCGTAGCGAATGCTACAAAGGTCTCCATCAAACAAGATTACCCTTACCGAGTATTTGAAGAATCGCTTCCAAATAATCGCATGGGAGATGAAGAAACAACTCTTGTAGATGCCGTCTTGAATCTTGTCCGAATGGAATTAGATCCGTCTGGCGCTATCGTAGCGCTTAAGAAAGAGCTTGACAAGTCTGTTGATGCCAATAAGGATGCCATTCAGAAAATTCAAGAACTCACTCAGGAAAACGAAAAGAAAGATGTCCTAATTCAAAATAACAAAGCACTTGCTGATTGGTCTGTCCTTGTAGCTGTGACAAATCAAGACAATCCTCTTGATCCAACACTCTACAAACGGGCGCTTGAGCTTGTGGAAGCTGCTCAAGTAGGTAAAACCTACAAACAACATGACATCTTCACCTTGATTGATCCAGACCACACTGAAAAATTCAGTGAAGGGAAACGTGTCCTTGTTCAAGTCAACTATGATTTCACCTACAATGGCGAATCCATCAAAGACTTGAAAGGCCCACTTCTCCAAAATGGGAAACTGGCAATCTACAATTGGGAAGTTCCCAAAGAAGAGAAGCAAAACAAGCCATCAGGAGATCTTGAGACTCAACCAGTAGCACAGCCTGAATCTTAATTGAAGGGAGTGTGATTGATGTATCAAGAACCGGATGGAATCTTTGGAATTATTGAAGTAGTCCGTGATTTCTACGCTCATGGAATAGATGAGCACATGATTGTATTTCTCTTGGTGGCCATTGTGGCTCTAGATATCGTTTTAGGGGTATCTAGAGCATGGGCCTATCATGAGTTTTCAAGTAGAAAATGGAGGAAAGGGCTAGTAAGTCACACAGCTATGATTTTAATTGTAGCCATTGGCTATCCATTCGCCCAGCATATGAATCTTGGACCCGTAGTTGATGCCTTCATTGTCGCAATGATAGCAGCATACGGTTCTAGTATTCTAGCAAGCCTTTCAGCTCTAGGAGTTGAAATCTCTTGGCTAGATCATATTATTAAGAAAAATATTGATCATGAGAAATTTCAGTTAAAAGAAGGCTTAGAAGAGCCTAGTAGATTGATTAAAAAAAGGAGAAAAGAAAATGAATCAAATCACAGAAATCGTAGCAAGTAGTACAATGAGTATTTTGGTAATTTTAGTCGGAATTGTTGTTCAGGCCGTGAAAAAATACCTTTTGACTCGTGGTGGGAAAAAAGCATTAGAAGTAGTTGAAATCTTGGCAAAAAATGCGGTAAATGCTACTGAACAAGTTGCAGGAACACTAGAAATTCACGGGACTGAAAAATTAGAGCATGCTAAAAGTTGCTTGATTAATGGCCTAGAATCTCAAAATATTTATCTGACAAACGAAGAACTTAACACTTTTCTTGAAGCTGCTGTAAAAAAAGCTAACGAAGAATGGAAAAAGTGAGGTATTATTATGACAACAAGACAAGAAACCATTCAATTTATCATTGATTTAGCAAATTCTGGCATGGGTGTAGATAAGGATGGATTTGCAGGAACTCAATGCGCTGATCTGCTCACATATCCTGCAAAGACATTCTTTGGTATTGATCTATGGGGCAATGCTTCCGAATTGCTTGACTCAGCAGAACAAGCAGGATTAGAAGTACATCGTATGCCTACAGATGAGAATCCGAAAGCCGGCGCATTCTTCACAATGGATGCATGGTTTGATGGTGTAAATTTTGGGCATTGTGGGGCAGTAATTGAGGACTCAGATGGTTACAGCATGAGAACTGTTGAGCAAAATATCGATGGCAATCTTGATGCTCTTATTGTGGGTGGCCCTGCCCGTTTTAACAATCGTGGATTTGAAAATGTGCAGGGGTGGTATTATTTACCGTACTCTGATACTCCATTAAGCGATAACTTCCCACCACTTAGCGAAACACCTAAGAATGATGAAATGGAACTTATCCCAGAGAATGGGACATTTATTGTTGGTGATACTGCCATCAATGTCCGCCGTGGGCCAAGCCTTAACAGCGAAATTGTGGCACTGTATAACCAAGGACAAGAAGTCCATTATGACTACAAAGGATCAGCAAACGGATATCGATGGATTTCCTATGTTGGTGAGTCCGGTAACCGTAATTACATGGCTATTGGGCAGACAGACGAAGAAGGTAACCGCATTAGCTTATGGGGAACTCTTAAATAACCTTTAAACCCTCCTAAAACGGGAGGGTTTTTTTGTTGCTGTTATAACGGACATTTTTAATTTTGTCTATTTAAACCGCAATCAAATGACTACGTTATTGACTACGTTTTTATTTTTTTGAGTGGTATATGACCATACCTAAAATATAGTAAAATCAACCAACCGCATCTAATGGATATCTAATGGTAATC